CTTTGATGTTTAGATTTTTCAGCATCTAATCTTGATTTAATAATATTATCAAGTTGTGCTTGACTAAAAGTCATTTCTTTTGCTTTTTCGACTTCTACTTTTGGTGCTTCTGTTGATGTTGTTACTTCAGGTGTTGCTGCTTTTGTTTGTTCTTCTGACATACTTTCTCCTATTGTTAAGTTATTAGTTCGCCTTGTTTGTCATACCAATCTGGATTGACATAAGACCATTGATGACGACAATTATAACCACCACGAACAACTAAAGGATTACCAGCTTTTTTGCCAGACCAACTTCGACTTGTCCATAATCTTTTGACTTCATCAATTGTAAAAAGTCCACTTGTTTTACCTATTGATCTATTTACTAGACTTCTACATATTTGTCTAGTTGTTGGAATTACATCTCCATAGTATTTAACAAAAGTAAGTCCAGCATCATTTGCTTTATTAAAATTTAAGGTTGCATCAAAATCTCTTAATGAGTCGTTTAATAGCTGTCCAGCATATCTTTTCATATTATTACCAGCACGATCTCTACCAAACTTTGTCTGTAATGTGGCAACTGATTTCTCTACTTTACGTTGCATAGACTTTTTGTTTTTATTCTTTTTAACAAACTTAACTAATCTATTTATTTCAGGGTCTTTTGAACTTGCATAAATACCATTGATTGTTTGTCTTAATTCTTTTTCTAAAACAGTAAATTCAGAACCTAATAATGTATTTTGATAAACTTTTTCAGATAAGGTTCTTGTAAAGGTATTAGAGATGTCTTTGAATTGAGTAAAGTATTGTTGTTTTAAATTTTGTATTAAAGCTAAATCGCCTTTTGTAAGTTCTTGAAATTCTTTAGGGATTCTGCCTATTGTTTTAAATGCTCGTTCAACTCTTTTAGCTTGTTTGTTAAATCCTTGTCTAACAACTGTATCAGACCAAGCTAAATATTCTCTTTCAAGTATAGCTTTGATTTGTGGTCTAATAGCAATAGCTGCTCTTAACTCAATTAGCTTTCCATCTGTTGTGGGTAAAGATTTATTAGCAAGAGAAGTTATATCATCTTCTATCTTATCTAAAACTTTTGTAAGTTGTTCGTAATATTCAGCTTCAGCAAACTCAATTTGTTTGATTCGATAAGCTGTCATTTCTTGGGTAATATCTGCCATAAACTTTGTCTATCATAAAAAAGTGAAAAACTCAAAAAAGCTTTTTCTTTATTTTTTTTCACTTACTGCCAAGCCACTTATTTTTTGCCACAATTCACTTTGCTAACTTCTGGAGCATTTTAAAAAAGTGCGTGTGGTATAATAGGGTATGAAAACAAAATTTGAAACTATTGCAAATGAATGGTTTAAAAAACATCACGTTAAAAAAATTAAATATGTAAATGGTTTATATGGTAGAGCATTTTGTGAATTAGATGAAATTGTAATTCCAAAACCTACAACTGCAATGAGAATGTTTATTATTGCACACGAACTTGGACATTTAGCTTTGCATTATAAATGCAAAAAAAGACAATTTATAAAAGAATACGAAGCAGAAATATATGCTTATAATTTAATGAAAAAATATGAGATTGATATACCAAGAAAATCTATTTTAAGAGCAAAAAAATATGTAATTTATAGAATCAGATTATCTTTAAAAAGAGGTTTAAAAGAATCTGTACCAAAAGAAATTATGCAATGGTTAAAAAGTTAAACAGCTTCTTCCTCTACTGTTTCTTTCTCTACTTCATCTTGGGTAAATTCGCCCACCTCTGGTTTCGTATCTATTTCATCAAAGATAATATTTAATTTTTCATCATCATCTACTACTGTTCTTGCAATTTCTTTATCTATTTCTTTAACAAGAGTAGGAGATTTAACATTAACTGCTTTGGCTTGTTGGTAGAATTGTAAGTCAGTAGCAAAATCTCTTATGTTAAATGTATCAGGATAATTAATTTCTCCATCAAATTTAGTGTTTTGATAAATAGCATAAAGTTTAAATAGTTGTTCTTCTGCTAATTGTAGGTTATCTGCTTTTTCAGATAGTCTAGCATTAAGTAATTCAAATTCTGTTTGTAAAGCTATTCCACTTGATACTTGTGTTTTAGTTGTTTGGATTGCTCCAGTATGTGAGATTCTATTTATCGCTTCTACTTTTTTAGTGATTGAGTCCATAATAGATTGTAAGCTTGATCCTGATGGCTGTAATAAATAAGGTTTTAAATTAGGTTCAATTTCATCAGGCATTTCTATAATAGCACCAGCACCAGCACTTGCATTAACACTTGGTGTTTTAACTAATGATGGGTGGTTTGTTAATCTTATTAATTGTTCTATTTCACTAAACTCATTGTAAATAGATTTTTGTAAATCAGCTATGTCAGTTAAGTCAGATTGACCAATCCCTCTCTTGTGCGATTTGGAATTGTATAAAATAACTGCTGGTATTTTGCCAATCTGATTCTCGGCAGTATCTATTATAGTTGGTTCAGCACCATCAGCTGGTAAATAAATCGTATCAACACGATCTAAGTGCCAACATCTAAAATAAGTACCACCATTTCGATCTACTTCTTCTCTCACTTTTAAATAGTCAAGTGAATAACGACCATTAATTTCTCTTACATAATTCCAATCTAAAACATTTTCAGGAGTTATAATAGAAAGATAAGGTTTAATATTTCTTTCGAGTTCATCAGCTTTTGTGTTTGTTTGTACTTTAGGTTTATCAAGAATCATAAAACAATGTCCATAAATAGAAGCATAGTTTTGTGCTTGTTTCATTACTGTGTTTAAATTATTACCATCTAAATCAGCATCTTTTAAGAACGATTCTAAACTAGATTCATCTGCCATATCTCCAAAATTTCTTGAAGCTTTTACTCTAAAAAGAAATGAAGAATAGATTTGAATAATATTTTTACAATGATTGTCGCAAGGAGTGTTTGCAAGTCTTTGATTAAACTCGTTGTCAAGTTCTAAATTATATCTATTTAGATATTGACCTAACATATAGTCATAACCACCATTGTATGATCGAATATAATATTCCCAGTTCTTAACTGTTTCTTTATAATCCTTATGCGTATCTAGTGCTTGATCTTTGGTGTATGCCATATTTCTTTTCTTTAATATTCCATCTTTGAGGTGGTGCGTAATGTGCTTGTGATGTTAAAGGTTTTATAAAATCAATTAAATAACCTAAAGCATCGTTCATATGATCGTAACCACTTTCCTTATCAGGAATATTTGTGTTTTCCTTATATATTTGTCTTTGTAATCCTTTTATCAATGTTTTGCAAGAATTGGAAATGAAAATATGCCTTTGTCCTTTAGAATCTTTCAGTTTAGAGTTCACAGCATTAACACGATCTCGTACTGCTGGGTGTCTATGTTTAACTTTAACTTTAAATCCAGCATTTTGTAAAATACTTAAATCAGTTCGACCACCAGCACTTGTTTTACGTTGTCTTGCTGCTGGATCAGGATAAATGAATATAGGAATCTTTGTACCATACCTATCGTGTATTTCTTGGCACATTTCATCAGTATTACTTGAATAAATAACTATCTCATCTACTACATAAACTTTATCTTTTTCTATTTGTGCTACACAAGCTGACATTGGGTCTACGTTAAAGTCCATACCTAAATGAAAAGGTTTAGACCAATCTATCTTTTTATCTATAACAGAATCTACAGGGTGAAAGTTGTAATATACAGCACCAGCATAATTTTCAAATGCACCCTCAAACTCTTGTCTATAAGTTCTAATATCTACGTCTTGTTTAGCTTGTTCTAATTCTTCTTTTGAAACCATACCACCCTCAACAGTAGTATATTGAAAGCTAGACCATTGATTATCTTGCTTACCTTTAAGATACATTTCATAAGCCCAATTACCATAACCTTTAGGTGTTCCACACATTAAAACATTTCCTAAAGTATCTGATACTGATGCTCTTAATACTTCAAACCAAGTTCTTTTATCTATGTCTGCAAACTCATCTAATATTAAAAAGTTTAATCCTGTGCCTCTAAGTGCATCATAATTATCTGCACCTTTTAATGATATTGTACTATTTGTTTTTCTAATTCTAATAGTTAGAGTTGTTTCGTTAATATCCTCAATCCAATTAAATTGGTTAAGCATTTCTTTTAAATGAGACCAACATATCTCTTTAGCCATTTTAAAAGTCGGTGCTACATACCATATCTGCTGATTAGGTTGAGATGCGTATTTCATCATCTCAGTAATACATAAATAAGTCTTACCAAATCTTCTACCTGATATTAATACTCTAAATCTTTTCTTTGACGAACTAACTTCGTATTGTGGCTTAGTTAGTTTAATTTTCATATTAACTGGTTGCTATTTCCTCACATTTAAAATTAATTAAAATTTTACCTTTATTCACTTCTGCTATTCCTAGTGATTGGTTTATCGTAAGTGCGTTTAAATATCCAGCAGTAGAGCAATCGTAATAACTATCATATGGTATATTATTAGGCATTGGTTCAGAACATTGTTGATAAATAGATGAGCAGATTTGTAAGACTAACATAAACTTCATATGCTATTTACTCATTGATATAATTTTTACAATCTTTTTAGCACCCATATAGATTTCTGTTTCTGCTTTTATCTTTTGACAACTAAATCTCACGTTGTTTGGATTGACTTCTCTTTCAGCTATACGTTTAGATTTAAGACAAGCTGACATCTTTTCTTTATATGTCATCTCAACCACATCACCTTTTAAAAATAATAATAATGCTACCACCGACTCTATCATTAATGTTCTCCGTTTCTCAATTTATCTAAATGTTTTTGTATTGATATAATCTGTTCTTTTAAATGGTCAATATTTACTTTGTTATATCTACTAGCTTCTATTTCTTTTTCTATTGATTCTATTTGACCAGCTAAATGTTCTATAAGCATATACATTTCTAAGTTCTTAGGTTCTTGTTCTGCTTTTTTAAGTAAGTCTGCTTGAAATAAAGTATCTGCTGTTTCTAATTTATTTAGTCTTTCCTCAATACCAAAATATGCCCAAACACCAACAGCTACTCCTACAACAATAGATAAAATGGTTTTAAGGTCTGTACTGACTTTTGTGTTCTCGCTTACTTTCATTAGTTCTCCTCAAATATAGGTCTATCAGGATTTTCTGATTTCCATTTATCTTTTAACACAATCCAATAGCTTATACTATTATCTCTTTTCTCAAAGTCGCTTACTTGCATTACTCCTAATTCTAAACAAGCACCAATAAGTTCTGCAAATGCTGGTGGTGGTGGGGTTATTCTTGGAACACTTCTGCAAGATTTAATTAGTTCCATTTGAGTCTTTAGTTTTATCTGTTTCTCTTGCTCTGCAATAAACTCATCACTACAAGCAGAACCAATAGATTTTCTGTATCTAAATCCAACTCTAGTATCTGTATATTCGTTAGATGTTCCTGTCTTATAATCTCTTTGTGTAAAATCGTTATATGCTTCCCAACTACCTTGATCGCAGTTGTTTGTTCCGTTTTGCAAATACTCGTTTCTTGCTTGTACTGATGTTGCTACAAACAAAAAGAATAATATCCAAAATACATTACCTGTTAAGGTCTTTAATATCGTATTCATGTTGCCTTACCTGATCGCTTAATTGTTGAAAGATATTTTCTGCCATATCCCAAGTTGCTTCTGCTCTTGCTAATCTGTTTTTTAAATCATTCATTATTTCTTTTTGCATATCCATATCTCTAGTAACACTTTCAAGTATTTCTTTATTAACTTGAATAGTATCTGTCATAGTTAAAACATATCTAACTGATGTAAATGTTCCAGCTAGTATTGCACCGATAACAGGTATGATTACAATATTCTTTTTTAAATACTCTAATTTACTTTTTGGTTTATTTGTCATATCCTTTAACAATCCATTCTATAATCTTCTTTAAAATCTTTCTAAACTTCTTCATAATTTAAATCCTTTTTGCCAAGTTCTTATAGCCCAAAATGCTGGACTCAAACTTTTCTGTCCTCTTACTTTAGATAATATTGGTCTAAATCTTGACATAAAGCTTTTACGTCTAGCATCATTACTTCTGCCAATACTCATACCTTTAGCACCAAAGTTCACTTTTTGTACTCTGCCTGTTCTAGTATTCTTAACAAATACTTTGAACTTCTTTACATCACCTCTTTGTACTTTATTGAGTCTAACTGTTCTTCCTTTGTACTTTGCCATAAGGTCTTAATAACACAAAAGCTTTTAGGATTAAATATTATATATTGTATATTTCAAAGTTAGTTCTTCACCTTGATTTATTTGTTTTATAGTATGCAAATAAGACTTATTTCCAACTTCTATTCTCACACAATTAGGATTATCTTTATGATTAATGAATCCACCTAATGGAAGTCTTACTATCTCATCACTAATTACAATATGAGTTATGCCTAATTGAGTACCAACTTTAATATCCTGTGTAGCAAATAATCCTAATCCCTCTATACCACTAGGTTTAATTGTTAAGGATTTAGGTAAAGGTCTATAAGTCATCTTGGTTCATCTCCACCACAAATATAACCTATGACTTTTTTACCTTTATATTCGTGATAAACGTGATTACTAAACAAAGTTCTTTTTTTATTTTCTTCTACTTTTACGTTGTGATGAAACCAGCTACTACATTCTGAGTGAATTTCAAATGTATCAAGCTTTATATCTCCACCAAATGTAAGATATAACAAAGTAATCATTATAGGTTTCATCTTTTTAAATGTCTTTTTCTCCACTTATTACAAACATAAGTATCTTTAACACCTTTAGTTTTCCATACACCACAGAACATATGTTTTTGACTATATAGACCACAATTTCCACAGCTTCCTCTACCTTGTGATGGTCTAAAATCTTGTGGCATTTGGTAAGGTATAAACTCACCATTAGGATAAAAGTTACTTCTCTTTATCATCTTCTAATTTGTTTTTATAAAATAATTTAAGAAATGCTCGGTATGCACCACCACCATTGTAATCATCTTCTTTATCAGCTTCTTGTTTAAGCTTATCAATCATTTTATGAAATTCTTTTGAATCTTTATCAGTTGTTGTCATCTTCCTTGTCCTCTATATTTTTTTCTTGGAGATTTGTTTTTGTTTATTCTTTTAGTGTGTCGTCTTGGTCTTTTCTTCCTAGTTCTTTTAACATAATTACTTACACCATAGAGAGGTTTTTTCTTAGCCATCTACTTTTTCTGCTTCTATAATTAATGGTAAAGGTTCAACAATAGACTCAGTTTGGGTTCTATCTTTCATTCCAAGATAATTTTTAGATAGCCAAATTTGCATATTTGTATTATCTTTTTTAACAGCTTTATCCCACATCTTTTTTCTTAAACTAGCTTTACCTTTTTCTTTGTATTGGTCTATAATTTCGGCATAATTTCTATGTAAAGTTCTAGCAGATATATTTAAAACACTTGCTATTTCATAATCAGGACACCCAATAGAAGCTAGGTTTTTAAGGATTTCTAAATCTACAATTATCTTAGGTCTACCAGCACCTTGCCTTTTTTTAGTCTTATTTGTCTTATTTTTGTCCATTTTCAAGTTCTGCCTTTTTACCTGTAAAGTTTTCCCACCTTTTAATTATTACATCACAATATTTAGGGTCTAATTCCATACCATAACATATTCTATCTAATTTTTCACAAGCTATTAGTGTACTTCCTGAACCTAAAAAACCATCATAAACAGTTTTTTTATCTTTCTGATCAGTTAAAGCCATAGTAATTAATTCAACAGGTTTCATAGTAGGGTGTAAAGTATTTTTTTTTCTTTTCAGATTCCAAACATCTCCTCTTAATGTTTTCTGACCACCAAAATCTCCATAATAATATATAATTTCGTGTTGTTTAAAGTATTTATCTAAATGTTGTGCTGGATTTACCTTATCCCAAATAATCATAGCTTTTGGTTTTCTTGCTATTTTTATCATAGCTTCTCGAAATAAATGAGCATACTGCCAACTACAACAAACATACATAGTTTCACATCCTAATAAGGAAGAAGTTAAAAAATCTACAAAAGACTCATCATCCATTTTATCATTCTTAATTTTTCTTTTGTCTTTAACTCCTTGATAATCAATATTGTAGGGTGGGTCTGTAAAAACCATATCTATTTTTTCTTTTTTAGTAACTAAGTCAATATTATCTATAAATGTACTATCCCCACACATAACTCTATGATTACCTAGTTTCCAAATATCACCTAGTTTAGATATAGGTTCTTCAGGTGTTTCAGGAACTTCATCTTCATCAGTTAAACCTTGTTTCTCCTCAAATAATATATCGTTAAGTTGATCTTCGTTAAAACCTAACAGATCTAGCTTAAAGTCTTTAGCTTCTAATTCTTTTATTTCCATTTTAAGTAATTCACTATCCCATTCTGATTCTTCAGCAGTTCTATTATCAGCTATTCTATAAGCATTTATTTGTTCTTCAGTTAAATTATCTATTACAGATACAGGAACTTGTTTGAGTCCTAATTTTTTACTTGCTCTAAATCTAGTGTGTCCAGCAACAATAACTCTATCCTTATCAACTACAATGGGTTGTCTAAAGCCATATTCTTTTAATGACATAGCAACTTTTTCTATTGCTGTTTCGGATAATTTTCTTGGATTGTTCTCGTATGGTTTTATGCTAGTTATATCAGCAATTTCAATTTTCATAATAAAACTTTATTCATAGATACTATACAACCAATAGGAAAACAATTACGATCTGAAAATACTGCCTCATTTTCGTCATAACTTGCAAAAGTCCATAAATACTTTTTATCTTTTTTAAAAACGTAACCTTGTGAAACCATTTGTGCTGGTCGCATATTTAGAAAATCTTTATTTTCTGCGTGACCTGAATCACCAAGAATATCGAGCCACTTGATAGAATAGAAATAGTATTTCTTCTTATCAATTAGAATGTGTCTAAATTGTGATTTCTTACGTCTTACCATTAGTGCTTCTTATTATTACTTGCTTCAATTAAAAGTTTTATTTGTAATTTTAATCTTTGATTTTCCAATGATAACTTTATAATACGTTTTCTCACATATTTAAATATTCTTAATAGACCCATCATAAATTGTCTTTCAGAGGCATATTATCTTTAAATTTATGTTTCCACT